TCGTACTTTATTGAGCTGATTGCATAATCAGACATAAGGTTCTTATTAAAGAATCTTTTAATTTCTTCTGAGTTAAAAATATGTTCTTGTCTTGTTGTACGATTGATTACTCTAAATTTTGACATCTTAAATAGTTTTAATTAATAATGATACAAAAGTACATAAAATAAACGATACTCACAAGTTTATTAATATACTTATTAACAATTTAAGTCTTAAGAAAGGTAATGACTAGATATAAGTAATATAATTATTATAAGCAAATAAAAACCAAATAACTGCCAGGTTATATCTTTCTTCATTACAAAGGCATTAAAAGATTTAATGGAGTTTTACCATTATTTAATACAACTGCACAACCAACAGCTGGGCGTTTACCATACTTTGCGTAAGCCATTGCGTAAGATTTGTGATTTATACCACAACCTACTTGAGTTCCAAAAACTCTAAACTTTTTACCTACATAATGTTCTGTGTAAGCTTGTGTATGTAAATGTCCTTGTACAACATTAATCATATTAGCTCTGCAAGAAGTTCTAGCAGTACCACCTTCTCCGTGTTGATAAAGAACATCATCTTGAATATAATGCTCTACAAAGTTCCAATTAGGAGTTTCTAATACCTCCTTATAAGACCTTATCCATTTACTTGGTATTGCTGAAGTCTGTGCCTTACGCATAATGATTCTATCGTGGTTTCCTATAATTACAGTAGCTTTAGGAAAAGCATTTCTCCATCTTGCAATACGTTTTATAGCAAAATCTAATTCATCAGCACCACCCATACCATCAGCTGAGGTTTCGTGATAGCTAGAAAAGTGGTTGTCTATTACGTCTCCTATGAATACTACTTCAGTACATTTATAAGTGTAGTATTGATCTATGCACCAATCAAGATAGCCATCTAAACAAAAAGGTTCGTGTAAGTCTCCTATAACTAATACGTTACGAGTTTCAGACTCTCTCATCTTTTGTAAAGCGACTATCTCGTGTGGCTTTAATCTATAACGATTATTTCTTTGACTTTCCAAAATCTGCGAATGATTGTCCTCCTAACATAGCGATTAATGACCACCAAATTTTAGATACTGATTCTTCATCTACATTTAAAGCATTTGCAATTAAAGGAATAACGATAGATGCTAATCCTAACCATACCTTCTTAGATGTAAGAAGTTGTGTAATAATGTAATTTTTCATTTTATTTATTTTTAATTATTAATTTAATATTTTCTCCTCCCAAATTTATTATCTCTTTCATTAACAATGACATAGCTAATGATGAGTTACTAACAAAGTCTTGTTGACGTTTTTGTCCTACTAGAATACAACCCCTTGAATCTTCTGCTTTATTACCTTTGTGAAATAGTATATAGTCTCTATTAGGAACTTCTTGTACTAATAAGTGTAAATAGTCTCTTGTACCACTTTCTCTAGGGTATCTAAGCCTTACGTTATATACTCCAATAGGAATACTAGAAATACGTCTTTGATTATCTTTATAAGGCAATTCTAAAGTATCACAAAACACCTCTCCATTTATGTGCAACTTACCAATTATAGACTCTTTTGTAAAAGTATCTCTAATTAAAACTAGACTAACGCCCTTGTCCTCTGTAAGTGTTTTTGTCTTGCTTTGAGTGTCTACCCTTTCTTTTTCTTCTAATGCTCTTAGAAGTGCTTGAAATAACTTTACGAGCCATTTATTTATTATCTTCAAATTTAAAAAATTTATATATTGTATATGCTATTGAAAGTATCAATGCAACAAAACTTAATATTTCGTTTGCACTAGCTAAAGTAAAGCCAATAGCTGAACCGTTAGCTAATCCTACTTGTATTGTGTCTTTGAGGTCGTTCATTCTTGTTATTTTTTGGCTTACTCTCTAAGTAGGATTTCAGCTTAGTTACGTTAATTAATTTTGGTTTATAGTGTTTCTTCATCAATCAGATGCGTTTAAAAAATTCTGTAATGTAAGTCTAGTACCTTGTTGATTAGGTCTTTCTAGATTCATACCATTATAGTACGCATTTCTGTCAGGATTAACATCAGCACCACTATTTGTACTGTACTCAGGAAATAAACCTGTGTTATTTGTTATGTACTCTATAAGTCTTTCTGTATAGTATTGAGCAGTATTTGAAACTTCTTCTCTTAAACTTTGACTCTCCTCTGTACTAAGAGCATTTCCTGTTTCAGATGTCTTAGAATATATATTACCATTTTCTATTTTAAAACGTAAAAAAGGTACTGCGTGATAAAATGCCCAATTAGGTAGCATATCTCCTATGTAATCATCTAATAACGTCTTGTAAGCTGCGTTAGATACATCTCCTATTGTTCCAGCTGTTATCAAATCTTTTAGCTTCTGTGTAAGTTTAGTTCCTAACTTTGGCTCTACATAAAGCTTCTGTGCTTGTCTTACATAAGGTAAGAGCAAATCGGTTGAAACATTTAAGTTGATTGCTGTTGAGTCTTTTAATTTTTCTTCTGATATAAATAATACGTATGACATATTTAAACATTTTTATATTTAGCAATTAATTCAGGGTTTACAAAGCCGTGATTAGGCATATCGTGTGGTGCTACTGATACTTCCTTTGCATTTCTTGGTAATTTAACTCCTCTACTTTTTGCTTCTGTTGATGAAATAATTTTATCTGAATTTTTAGGTCTATTACCTTCTTGTACTAGGATAATTCTGAACCATTTATGCTCACATAGTGCGCCTCCCTTCCATTTCCATATAGAGTAAGTATTAGCTCCACCTTTACCCCAACCAGGATTAACAGCTTTTGTACCCATTGCAATAATATCTTCTTTACGGTAAATTTTATTAGCATTAGTCATTTTTTTACAAAAATCTCTTTCTCCTGTTTTACTTCCTGTATATCTATATCTAACTCTGTAAATATCATCTACATATTCAGTTTGTTTACTTTTTTGGTCTTGCCCTGATTTTCTGTTAGGATAAGCTGAACCTGTACTAGCAAATTCATAATAATCAGAATTTAATTCAGTTTCAAAATCAAAATCTTCTGCTTCATCTTCAACTTCTTCTTCAGATATTATTTCATATCCTTCAGGCATATCTTCTCCAAACTCTGCTATAAAGCTTGATAGCTCAGTTGCTTCTGAATGCTCTTTACAAGCCATATAAGAGACTTTCCCTTCGTATTCGTGTTCGTGGTAACCCTCGCACCCAATAGTCTTTGCGTGAGCTTCTGCTTCTTCTATTGTACTAAATACAGGTTGTCCGTCTATCATTCCTACCTTAGCTAGTTTTACATCTTGCTCTACTGTATCTTCATCATCTGCTAAAGGTGCTAATCCTATATCCTCTCTAATCTCATCTTGTGTCATTACTTCTCTGATAGTCTTAGAGTCAAATTGTACTGTGATAGGTTTTAATTGTACAAACTCAACAGGTAAGTCCATATTGTTAACTGAGAATATAGTCTGTAAAGTATTCAAAATGTTTAACTGAAAACCTCTAACAACAGTATTTTGATAGAAATTAGCTGCGTTTACTAATTCATCAGTATTTGAGCTAAAGCCATTAGTAGAGTCTATTCCTAAAAGTGTCTTAGACGTTACTCTGTGAGCTGAACAGATATTCTGAACCAATAGCTCTTGAAGTGCAAGATATTGCTTATCTGCGTCTGAAACTGATATTGGAGTTATTTCAGGTGTTCTAGTTTTATCATCTGAGAATGTCAATATAAACTTACCTGAGTTTTTAGCTCCTGTAAACTTTTCTGTAAGACTTTGTTCTATTTGGAAACGTTCTTCTTGTGTTGGTATTCCGTTTGCAAAAGAAATAAAGTAGCTACCACTAAAACCATTCTCTATATTAGATAAATGAAACTCTGCTACTCTTTGATCTACTAATGCCCAATTACAACCAGCTATATAGTCTGGTGTATGGTATATATCCATATTAGGAGAATAAGCTCCTGAATATAATAACTGACTACCTGCTGTTCTATCGTTTACATTAAATGCTGCTATTGGATAAGGTTTGTTCATTCTTGTATTACTCCAATCAGCACATATAAAGTATGTATCTACTTGTCCTAATTCGTTTGGTCTTCCTGCTCTTACCCTTTCAACAGCTACGTGAAAAAGCTCAACTATTTCTGTTCTTTCTCTATTATATACACAATGTAATGCGTAAGCTCCTTGAAGCTTAAAATCAAAAGCTACCTTTTTTATTACTTGATGTAATGACTCTTTGCTATTTGCGTGTCTTAAAAACTTTTTAAGTTTAACATAAGTATCTAAGTTATAATCTTCTTCTTCACAAATTAAGTCTTGTCCTGCTATCATTTCAGCTGTGGAATTAATAATAGCTGCGTGAGTTGAACTATTATAGTATAAGTCTATTAAAAATTGTGGATAAAGGTTCTTCCAATCTTCTGTTCCGTATTCTATATAGTCTTTACCTCTAACTTCTTGTACAACAGGAGCTGTTTGAGTTTCTAAATTTATGCTTAAGATATTATCTTTCATTTT